GGTGGTTATTGATGGCCCCTAAAAAAGATGTTGAGGTTGAGGAGCCTATTGAAGCGCAACCTCCGGCTGGTGTTATTTTAGAAGAGCCGGTATTAACTGAAGCTTCTGATGTGGAAATGGCGGCTTTACGCGCCGCTGCTAGTTTGGTTGATGTACCTATTGAGGAAGTTGTTCCGGTTGAAGTTGTTGTGGTTGCGCCGGAAAATCAGGTAAAATTTGGTGATTTTGTTTCTTTTGTTTTAGACCGTGCAACTATTAATCGGATTGCTGATCTTCACATTCCTACTGGCACTCTTGTTGCTGGTGATGTTGTTTTAGGTCTTGTTATTGGCAATAGGACCAATGGGGTTACGCTTCGTTTGTTTGTTGATACTGATGCTGTGCCTGTTGTTCGTGGTGTTCAGCAAATCAGTCGTCCTAATGAAGTGAATATGAACCATGCCGGAATGTTTTTTATCTAATAAGGAGTTTTATGGCTAGCCGCTCTCCAGTTAAATCTTTTAATATTAGTGCAGGTTCATTACTTGTTCAAGATACGCCTGCTACTTATTATGGTTTAACTGTACGCAATACTGATGTTGTTGTAGGTGTAATTAGGGTTTGGGATAATAACACGGCTACGGCTAGTGGTGTTTTGCTTGAAACCGTTTCTGTTCCTGCTGGCGAATCTGTGAATATCTTTTATAATGTCAACGAAGAAACTGGTGGTGTTCGTGCGCCAAAAGGTATTTACTATGAAAAAGTTTCAGGAACTTTTGAAGGTTCGCTTAGGGCGTCTGGATGACTAACTCCGTGTTAGCATTTGTGCTTACATGGCTGATCCTATAGTTTTTGCTAAACAAAACGAGACAAGAAGCAAGTCTTCTATTAAACGTCGGCAAGCGTTTATGGAATCGTTTGAAGCAGAACGCAGCATTGATGTTGCGTGTGCTGCTGCTGGTGTTGCACGTAATACTTATTCTCGTTGGCGTGAACGATATCCAGATTTTGCTCACCGTGTAGATGAGCTTCGGTTAGATACAGAAAACCTTCCGGCTGCCGATGGGTGGTCGGAAGGTTTTGCTGCGTTTCGCAAAAAATATTTTGGGATGAACTCGCCGTGGTTTCATATCAAAGCCATTCATGCTTATGAACATACCCCTCCGGGTAATATCACAATGATTTTGTGGCCTCCGGAACATGGTAAAACTACGTTGTTTGAAGATTATGCTTCTTACAAATTAGCGATTGATCCTTCATTTCGTTTTACGGTTGCTTCTGAAGGACAACCAATGTCTCGTAAAATTCTTGCACGTGTTAAATCGCGTATGTCTCAGGGAGGTCCGTATCGTGAGTACGTTACTAAGTGGGGTCCGTTTGAACCACAGCCTGCACAAAAGGTTGCACAAGCTTGGCAAGCAGATTATTTCTCTGTGTACAAAAAAGGTTCATTTGACGAACGTGATTATTCTATGGTTGGCCTTGGCATTGGCAGCGCTATTGCTGGTACACGTACAGACCATCTCCACGTTGACGACGTAACGTCTCTTAAGAATTACAATCAAACCAATAAAATTGTTCAAGTGTTTCGGCAGGATTGGTTGTCACGACCGGGCGAACGTGGTCGCACTACCATTAATGGAACACGTGTAGGCGAGCAAGATTTTTATGAAGTGCTAATAGATAACTTTGGTGTAGATGTTATGAGGGTTATTAAACTACCCGCGGTGGTGTTTAATGAACTCTCTGGTAACCATGAACCATTGTGGCCTTACGATGATGATACTGGTGCAGGTTACACAATGGATATGCTGGATCGTACTCGCATGAAAGTAGGTGAGGCAGCTTGGGCGCGTAACTATATGCAGAATCCTTTGGTTGCTGGCGATCGCACATTTACTGATGAACATGTGGCAATGATGTGTAATCCTGTGCGACAGATTAAAGATCGCGCTCCGGGTGGTGTAGGTGTTGTTACTCTTGATCCTGCTCTTGGTGGTTTTAATGTTGTTGAAGGTCTTTGCTTTCATGATGGTAAACTTAAATTAGTAGATCTTTATGAGGATCAAAAGTTAACTTCGTATGAGCAGGTGTTTGCTCGGGTTGAAGAAATGATTCTCCGGCTTGTAGGCGATGGTATTTCAGTAACAGATGTTGTTATCGAAGCCAATGCTTTTCAGAAAGGACTTTCGTCTGATCGACAGTTATTAGCAATGCAAGATCGTTTTGGTTTTGCTATTAGATCCCATTTAACGGGTGATAATAAGTATGACGAAGAAATTGGTATTGCTTCTATGGCAAGAGATTGCCGGTTGGGGTTAATTGAAATTCCATATGCAGATGATGTTTATACTCGTCATCTAATGGATGAAACAATTAATCAACTTAAACGTTGGCGTCCTCATATTAAAGGCGCCCGTTTACGTCAAGACAGATTAATGGCATTATGGTTTGGATGGATTCTTTGGAGGGAACGAAGAGGGTCAGAACATTTTAGTCCTGATCAATTTGCTTTTGCAGGTATGCCGTATCGCCCAACGCATACGGGATTAATTGTTCCGATTGGAGTGTATTCATGATTACATGGGATCAAATTGTCATGATTTGCCGCAATCGGCAGATGAACAATGGCGCTTTGCTTGGCAAAATGATTGAGGTACGTCGGCGCTACAATGCCGATTGGGTTCTTCCTTATGTGTCAGAGACAGACTCTGACGTTTTGCCGCCAACTACTCCAGCACTTATTGCAGAAGCAATTGACTTTTTAGGTATGCGCGCAGCGAGTGTGATGCCATATATGAATTCGCCTGCTATTGATTCGACTAAAGAAGTTGGTGTTCGTTCCCGTGAATTTGGTGCTATTCGTCGCAAAATTCTTGGGGCTACTCATCATCATTCTAAAACCAAATTGCATCTTCGCCGTGCAATGCGACATCTTGCTGGTTATTCCACTGCTTCTTTTATCGTGGTACCTGACTTTCAAACTGGATACCCGCGTTTGGAATTACGTGATCCTTTAACTTCTTATCCTGAACCTAAAGCTCCGGAAGATCTTACGCCACCTAAGAATTGCGCGTTCATTTATCCTAAATCTTCGATTTGGTTGCGGGAACATTATCCAGAAACCCAAGGTTGGATTAAAGAGATTTCTCATACCGGAACCGAAATGTGGGATGTAGTTGAATGGGTAGATGATGAAGTGACTGTCATCGGAATTCTTGGGCCTCGCAATTGGGAGCAACGTACACTTGGTTCAACTGGCACCATTGTTCATAGTATGGAACTTAAACGGTGGCCTAATCCTACCGGCATCTGCCCTGTTTATACTCCAGCACGTGTCACGTTAGACAAAATCATTTCTCAAATTGCTAACCTCACTGGTCAAGTCGATCTGATGGCACAACTTCAAGCACTTGCTATTGCCGCTGGAGAAAAAGCTATTTTCCGTGACCGTTTCATTATTGGAGATTCAATCAAAACTCCTCAGTTGGTTGGTGGTCAATGGAAAGACGGTCGTACCGGTGAGATGAACATTGTTCTTGATGCTAAGAACATTGGTGAATTAGCCGGTAACCCTGATCCCTATACCCAACAAATGATTGACCGACTTGAACGTAATGTTCGTATTGGTACAGGTTTAGTACCACAAGCCGGTGGAGAAACTTACGGGTCATTACGTACAGGACGAGGCATGGATTCCATGATGGGAACTGCCGTTGACCCGCGCGTACAAGAAATGCAAGAAGTAATGGAAGTCGCTTTAGAACATGTCAACACTGTTATCTTTGAACAGTATAAAACTTATTGGCCTGAGAAAAAATACTCTATGTTTTCTGGCTGGCCCGGAGATAAAGGGACAGTTGAATTTACTCCATCAGTCCATATTGAAACTACAGACAACGTTGTTGCTTACACAATCCCCGGTTCAGACGTTCAAGGCACAACTATCCAACTTGGTCAATTGCTTGGCATGAAAGCAATTAGCCTCCACACTTTGCGTTCGCGTCACCCATACATTGACGATCCTGATGCAGAGTCAGCGCGAGTTGAAGAAGAAACAATCGAAGAAGCTTTACTTCAAGGTCTTGCTAATCAAGCGGCACAGGGACAAATCCCCGTAACTCATCTTGCACGAATCGAAAAATATCGACGCAAAGAACCTGATCTTGTCCAAGCAATCCTTAAAGCCGATGCAGAAATGAAAGCTGAACAAGCTCAGATGGCTCCACCTCCGGGTCAAGGGCAATTTGCTGCACCACAACAAATGCCCGGATTAGCAGGGCCACCCCCGACGCCTTCCTCTATGCCTCCTGAAATGGCTGCAGGTACGGCTGGAGGAGGACAAGGCGCACCAATGCCGTCTAGTGGGCCACCACAAGGACAAGGCAAACCTGATATGGCCGCGTTGTTACAAGCTCTTGCTCAACAAGGGCCGCCTCAAGGGGCAGCGCCGCAAGGAGGACCACAATGATTAATGATTTAGGTTGGTGGTTTATTCATGGTGACGAAATTATGGAAGCATTAAATAAAGTTTATGATGGAGAATTACCGGACATCGCTTATGCAGAGTTGTACGCAAACAGTGAAGTTAATGATGTGGAGGTGATTGATGCCGAGGAAATCTAAGTCACAACCACTTGCAAATGTTGCCCCGGGTCAACCATATGGAATAGCTGGCGATCAACAAGCCGCTATGAAAACCATTCCTATTCCTAATAGCCAAATCATTCCAGAACCTTTGCGGTCAACATCTCCAGAATCTGCAACTAGTGCAACGCCACCTCCAGCTACAACTGGAATGTCCCTTCAAAACATTTTGCAAGCAGCACAAGAAGCACCAATGCCCGGAGCGGGAGCTTTTAGCGCGCCTACAGCATTACCAAATCAAGGCTTATTAGATCAAGTGCAACCTCCGCCTAACACACCAGTGACAAATCCGACAATTGAACTTTTAAAAACAATGGCTGCTAATGCTGGCAACGATCCAGCTATTCTTGAAATTGTTAATCAATTGCAAATGCAAAGGATGCAATGACCACAAATTATTTGCAACAACCGCAAGAACCCACTAATCCGTCTACTCCGGTTTCTGGTTCTTCTACACAACCATCATCTATTGATGACAAAACCGCTTTTTATAATCGTCGGTTTAAGTTGTTGCAAACCGAAGTTTTAGAATTGGATCCGGCAAGTGCAACTACGTTATCTACTTCTTCTTTAGACGATGATGAAATGGTTCGTACAGCACGCCGATCTGTGTCACTTGCTGCTCGCGCTTTAACCGTTGCTAAATTTCGTGACGATAGTGAGGATCAACAACGTTCCCGATGGAACAAAATGAGTGCAGACCAACAACGTTTTTATTTAGACGCCGGTTATTCTCCTCCAGCTGCTCCAGCTAAGAATTTTGTTTCTTGGTGGGAATGGCCGCAACATGTTCTTGTTAACAATGTAATTGATCCGATTGTTGGTACTCTTCAAGATTCACAAAAATTTCAAGATGAACATTTAACAATAGGTCAAGGCGATTTAACAATTGGCGATAAAAACGCTTGGTACAACAAACCTGTTATTGATGTAAACCCAATGTCTTTATTTGAAGATGTTAGTAATTTGGCTGATGACGTTAATTCTCGGCACGCTCGTTATCAAGAC